TGGGCGTAAATATCATCAATCACGTCCTGCTTCACAAATCTGTGATGTGCCTTGAAAGCACCCGCAAACAGGGCAGGCAGAAGGGTCATAGGACGGTCATCAATCATTCTTGCGACAAACCCTTCATCCTCCATCTGCTTAATCGTGCGTCTGGTATATTCCAGAGTGTAGTCCTTACCATCGTAAGTAAAGATAATCTGCTTTGCCATTGCTTATTTCCTCCAATTCTTGAAATTGTTCCTGTACTTATTCCTCAGTGATGACGGTAGACGGGGCAATCGTGATAGACATACCACGAACCTCATTCACGCCTCCACCAGTAACACGAACGGAAAGCTGTCCGTCAAAGCTGAACTTACCTTCCGTACCCGTAGGAGTAACAGTACCGTCATCGTTTTCAGTACCGCCAAACCAAACGGCGTAACCTTCGGTCTTGTTCTTGAGTGCTTTCAGCGCCGTATAACCCGTGTGGTCGTAGTTGGTGTTGAAAGTCATAGCTTCGTTGCCCTGAATACCCATGATAAAGGTCTGCATACGATCAGAAAGCGTGGTAGTTTCCAGCATTTCCGGGTCAGTACCAAGATCGGGGAACTCAGTAATGTCAATCAGCTTTTCGTAGGTGGGATTGCTCTCACTTGCCTTCTTGTGCATAAGGAAGGTCATATACGTACTGGTAGCCATAGTTCATTACCTCCTGTAAAAATATGTTCCATCGGTCATTGCCCTGTATCGGGCAACCAACCGATATATAGTTGCGTCCTCCAAATTCGGAACAGGGGTCAGCGCCTGCCTTTTGAAGTTCATGGAAAACAGTACATCATCTATGATCTTCATAATAGCCTTGCACTCCGTTTTCTTTCCCTCTGCCTTATTGGAGTAAACATTGATTTCAAACATGACCTGTGCCATTTCAGCACCCCCGGTCATTTTCTCCGATATAACGGAATTATCGCTTTGCGTGATACTCACGTGAGGGAACTTAGAAGGAGCTTGTACATATTCCCCGGCAATATTGATACTGGGAAATTTCTCACGTAAGACTCTTGCAATGCGGGTATAAACCTCATTTTCGCAATCAATCATACGTACACCCTCCTTGCGATTTCCTCAAATTTGTCCTGTAATTCTCTTACTGTCAGGTACATACTCATGTTGGCAGGGTTGCCGTAAGTGTGAACTTCCCCGGCGTGTTTTCCTTCTGTGATAACCTCACCATTGCTTCCGGGTTCTCCTGTATACCGCCAGCCCTTTTCAAGCCGTCCCAACTTATACCCATACGCTCCACGAACCATGCCGTTTTCAGCAGCTTCCGGGTGATTGTCCGGGTATCTTACACCCGTGCCAAATTCAATGAACAGAGTCGCACTGCCAATCGCCATGACCGCAACCTTATTTTCGCCCCTATCTTCCATCTGACAGGTAACATCGTTCGTTCCGTCATAGACTGCCTGACCGAACTTCGCAGAAGCAATCTCAACTCCTTCGTCTGCAAGGGCTTTCAGAAATTCTTTCGTCTTATCTACCAGCCACTTCTTATAGTCGTTGAGTTCCTTAATCGCCCGATCAATGCTCTGTTCATTAAGCTGTACTTTGATAACCCGTTTCTTCACGATACCTTCACCTTGCTTACTGCGTAGGATATAGCGTTCAAAGACTTTGCCACACGGCGTACCTTGTAGTCAAACTTCGGTTTCCCACCCTCAAACTCAGGCTCTTTATCAATAAACAGCACCGTGTTTTCATCAATGGGACACGTCATATCATCAGTAATGAGAACTTTGTCATAGGACTCCAAACTGCCAAACATTTCAGCCTGTGCATACCCCGTAGCCGGGGACACGCTGCACATCAGTTTTACGGCTTCTCCGTAGCCTACACCGTACTCACCTGTTTCATAGCCGTCATCATCCATGATCGGTTGCCGATCAGAATACAGGCAGTAATAAACGGGAGTCAGATTTCGTTTCATCAGCTTCATCCGATCACCCCCGCCATCGGGACAATTCTTCGCAGTAGCGTAGGTGGAATATCACCGTCCTCATAGGAACGGGACACGCCGTTTTCGCTATGTGCGGTTTCTCCCTCTGCACCACGCTTGTTCAGCATATAAGCAGCGATTTCAACGTGAGTAGTATGGTAGGGGGCAGGGACTTCCTCTGTCCCCGTACCATACGGATAGGCTTTAGAGATCACCACGCCTTTAGCAAGCGTCAGATAGGTGGACAGCACATCAGCGTCCGTTTCACCTGTCATACTTTTCAGCATGGTCAGCTTTGCTTCATCAGTCATGTTGTCCACCCTCCTTCTTGCTATTATCAGCCAGTGGTTGTAGCGTCCTTGAAGTCAGCGGCGTTCGCCACAAAAACGCTACGGCTGTAAGTAGGCTTCGTAAAGTCAGTGCTGATACCCGTAAACTTGCCGTGATACCATTCGGGGCCATGGTCAAGACCGATCTGACCGAAAAGCTGATACTTCTCACCAGCGCCAGTCTTTGCAAGCTGCTCAAGGAAGAAGTTGCCCTTGCCCGGAACAGGCTGATAAACAGGAGCCAGAACATCAAGGTTCAGAAGCAGCGCAGTACCAGCAGGCAGGCACTCACCCAGATACAGGTAAACCACGCCAATAGGAGTGACCACACTGGACAGTGCAATACCGTTGATCTCACGTGCGGCAGGAACCACAGTCAGACCATTCTGAACAGCGTCCGCATTGATCTGGAACAGAGTAATAGCGTCACACCACAGACACAGACCGTCAATAGGAGCGTTCGCACCGTAAATCTTCTTCACCATGTCGGCAATATCCCACAGACCAAGGGGCTTAGACTTCATGGCAATCGTGTTGGTAGTGATTGCCGTGACAAGTCCACGGGTCTTATTGATAGTTGCGTCAGTGGTAGCCTTGTTGTACACACCGTTGATGAAGGTGTACTCAATGTCACGGTTGATCTTCTGAATTTTCGCAGCCACCTGAAAATCCAGTTCGCTCATGGGATTTGCCTGCTGATTTTCAATGTTGATACCAGACAGAGTACCCATATTGCTCTGCTTCGCATAAGAAATACCAACAGACTCCTGAAAAATCTGGGTCACATTGGTTTTCTGCTCACGGGTCACAACAGTAGCGTCAGGGGCAGTCAGAGAAGCGGTTTCACTGATTGCAGGCTGAGAACCTTCACCGCCCGCAGTGTACTCCTGACCCGTAACGAACTCAACATGGTTCGTGGTTTTCGCCTTACTACCGATAATGGAAGAAAGCGGGGTACGCACGTTACCCTTGTTAAACAGCATACCAGAATAGTTCAGTACGCCAAAACTGGTTGCAAATACGTCAGCCATTTTCTTTTACCTCCAAAAAATTATTCTTTCGTCTGGTTAGCGGCTTCATCCTGCGCTTTCAGACGAGTATAGTATGCGGCAGCGGACATATTACCGCTTGCCTGTGCTTCTGCGATCTTCTTAGCGTAATCCACGCCGCCAGTCTCAGAACCCGCCGTAGGACGAGGGGTTTTCTTCATCATGTCAGCCTGAATTGCTTTCTTCTGGACTTCCAGATATTTGTTCTGGTTTGCCATCACCTTATCCATGTCACCATCAACCATAGCGGTAGCGGTTTCAGTGGCAAGGGTTTCATCATAGCCCATAGCCAGAAGTTTTGCCTTGCGTTCGGAAAGTGCAATAGACCGTTTCAGGTCTGCATTTTCCTGTACCAGATTATCATGTTCTTCCTTCTGGGCAGCAGCGGCAGCTTCATCATCCGTCTGCTTAGTCCGCAACTGCTTCTTATAATCAGCAGCTTCGGAGTTCGCCTTAGACAGTGCGGCTTTCAGTCGATTAACCTCTGCGTCATTTCCAGTGCCAACCGTTTCCAGTGCAGCAGAAATTTCATCTTCGGTCATACCTTCCTTGTAGGCTTTACCCAGCAAATCACTCAAATAACTCATGTCAAAGTCCTCCTTGCGTTTAATCGGTGGTTCACTCCACTCTGTTTTCCGTTTTATCCTCTTGTCTTGAGTTTGCGTTTTGTAGGTGTTCCCTCACCATGTCAAGCAGGTTATCCCGCTATTCATCAGTTGTCAGCTTTACAATACAGCGACAATTCACATTGTTTTCCGCTTTTGTAAAGCGTCCGGGGTAGGGTGCATGATCTCCGTCATATGTGAAAAATTCTTCTTCCAGCGGAACGGACTGCCCCTCAAGGTACTTGTGAGTTTCCCGGACTTTATTATCCTTCACTGTGTACCAGTTCTTAGTTACGCCGAAACCACCGTTATTCACATAATCCGTAGCACCGTCCTGAACAGCAGCGTTGTAGACTCTGTGATATTCAGACTCTACCAACGCAATCAGCCCGGACAAATCGTTGTCGGCTACATGATCGGCAATTCGATCAGCAAATGTTTTCCCCTCAATCACCAGATAGATTGCCTGCTCCATCTGCTCCACATTTACGTCCAGTTCCGTTCGTAGCATGGACGCAGCGGCTTGTACGCCAAGAGTGTAGCCGTTAATCAGGAAAGAGAGAATGTCATCGGTGATCTGGTTCAGCCGTGCGGCAAGATCACCGCCTGCCATGCGGTAGCTTGTGGTAGTAAGCACGTTGAGTTCGTCAAGTGCGGTAAGATAACTGGAAATTACTTCATCCATTGGCTTTTCCTCAAAAGAAAATGGGACTATGAGCGTGTTGACACTCACAGTCCCATTGGACATATCAGAACCCTTGTTCTGATTAAACCTTATCGGTTTCTTTCATTTTCAGTTTTCGCTTGATCTCAACAATGGCTACCTTGCCCTGTTCAATCAGAAGTTCCACTCTGCTCCCGTGTTTCAGCAGTGTTTCCATCTGTTCCACCATTTCCTTCGTTATTACCAGGGTCATTGGTATCCTCTCCCTTCATCTGATTTTGCTTATCCATCAACTCCTGCGCTTTCTTCTCCTGTTCCTCCACATACTCAGCGCTTAACGCATAAGCAAGATCGGAGTCCACAAACAAACCGCAGTGTTCAAACGCAAGGCGAGGATGAATTTTTGTGTTCTTCAACATCAAATCAAGCACCTGCGCCTTTTGCAGGATATTTTCATAATTTCGTCTGGTGAAGCGGATTTCAATGTTGCACACCTTCAAATCCATTTCAACCAGAGTACGGCAGATATTCAGCACCAGTTTCAAGAAACGCCGTTCCGATTTCTTGAACATCAATTCGCTGTCCTTCGCTCTTGCTTCGGCAGCAGACCAACCGTCACGCATGATAACCGCAGACCCTGTATCACTTGTGGAAGAACCGCCGTTGCGGTTCGGCATACCACAGATAGTCAATACCGTCTGGTACATATGGTCTACAAGCGTCTGGGTTTCTCCCTGATTGAGAGAGTTAATCAAGTAAGATACTTCCGCTTTCAACTGCGGGTCAATATCCTTAAACTTGATTGCTCCTTCTTCACGCAACTGCTTGAAGTCATCAGAGGAAATATCCACGTTATGAAACAGCATAAGTGCCTGAATGAACTGCTCCACGCCGTCCAAACGGTTACTGTCTGTCAGGTTGATAGCGTCCAACAGGGGAATAACCAACTCAAACGCTCCGATACGGGCGAGATTAAGCGGGTATTCGATGATCGGTATATCTCCCAGAATATGATACTGGTGGTCAATCACCTTAGACTCCACGATCTCAAAATATTCATACCGGGTGTAGCAGGAGTAGTGAACCACGCCGTTTTCATCCACCACGTATTTTACACCCAGAACAGGCTTGTTGCCCAGCCCGTTATTATACACCACAAAAGTGTTCCGGGGGTCAAGCGTGTAAATCTCAAACGGGGAGTCATCTTCCTCTCCTTCTTCATCAGGAAGCACCATCCTGAAAGATGTTCCGCAGATATGGAACCAGTCAGCCAACTCTTTGTCCTTCGCAGGCTTTTCCTCTGCAAATACAAATTCGTTAAGCTGATTGATTGCGTCTGCAATATTATCCGCATTGCCACGGGAAACATATTGCAACGGTTCACCCATCAGATACCCGGACTTGAACGACACAATTTCATTCGCCCTGTTCTCTACAATGTGATTGCAGATTTCAGGTCTGACCTGTTTCTCTCTGTTCAACACGGGCTGTCTGCCCTTATAGTAGTGCCATAGGTACTGAATTTCACTGCGATTTTTCCAGTGCGTAGGCAATGCCTTACGCAGGACAGTTACCACGTTATCAATGGTCACTTCCGTCTGATCGGTCTTAATCATTCGTCTACCATGCAGTAACACGCCCACGCACCTCCTTTACGCACAGTATTCCTTGCTATTATTATACAAACATTCAATGCTTTTGTCAAGATATATCTGAATGATAGCATTGGAGATTTTGAAAATATTTTATACGGGGCGCTTGAAAATCTCAACTTTTGCCCCCACAAGCCCACGGAGTTCATTTTCCAGCAGAGAAAGAGAGTCAGGAGCGTCATCATGCGGCACTTTACCAGATCGGGTGTAGGTAATGACCTGCTTCATAAATTCCGCATACTGACTGTTCCGTGCATACAAAGACGGGTCTTTGAAGTAGAAGTGCTTGAGGATGTTGTCAGACGCAAACTCAATACGGGTCTGCTTGTTGCTGATCGTCCTCTTTGTACGGATATTGCACACATACTTCTTCTCTGTCAAAATCTGCTGCACGTCACGGGCAAAGTAAGTACCTGCGTTGTTGGACTCAAATGTTCCAGCCACTACCTTGTTATCCATTAGTGCCTTTGCACATTCGGGCTTCGTGATCTCTGGGGGAGAGTCATCGAACACCACGTCTATGATATAGACTTCATCGTCATACACCGCAGCGATAGGCATTGCACAGTAGTCTGCGCCAGAGTCCGCAGTATCACAGACGGCAATAATACTATCCGGGTCACGATCAACCGGGAGTTCAAAGAAGCGGTTCAAGCTGCTCTCAGGGAACAAAAGTCCCTTTGCTTCAAACGGCTGCTGCTGGAACTCAGACTCAAACTGCTCCGCAGAAAGCATATCTCTCTGGTCACGGAAATACTGGGTAGTGAAAATCTTCTTGCCCTCTCTCATGTACTCAAAGTTGCTTTCATCCGTCACCGGGTCAAGGGCAGGGGTTTCAATGATCTTGCAACGCTTTCCTTGCTTTTGCATTTCCTCCTGTAAGTGTCCAATGGGGTCATACAGAGAATACCGTGTACCGCAGATAACGATGGGCGTTCCTTCAATCGCACGTCCGATAATATCACCAGAAATGACCTCCCATTTATCGTCAAGCCGCTGTCTGTTCTTCGCTTCCTCACGTCCTTCCACACAGTCATCCAGATACAGAAGGTTAGTTGCTTCGGACAAGCCTACCTGTCTTGCGTCAATAGAACGGCACATGACCGTAGGGAAACGAGATTTGTGCAGCAGGTTAATAATCTTCGTGTCAGCGTTGGTCTGTACCAGCTTGCTTTCCGGGAAAATATCATAAAAGTGGTAGTCGCTGGGTGTTTGCAGATATTCCAGACAGCCCAGATAGAAGGATTTTACAAGGTCATCACCTGTACCCTCCATCAGCGTAGAACGGTCTGGGTACTTGCCAGACAGCATATTGGTAAAGTTGATACCCAACTGGGACTTACCCGCACGTTTCGGCATGGAAATGGAGAGAAAGTCCAGCTTTCCTTCCAAAATTTCCTGATAAGCGTCTACATACCGCTTGAGATAATGGCGGCGGGGCTGATAGAACTTCTTGTCCAGCGGCTTACCCCACTCTACTGCTTGCAGGTAATCATCAAAGAAATGCGGTGCAGAGAATAGCAGGGAACGGAACAGGAAGTCGTTGAACCGCTCTGCAATCTCAAATTTGCTCTGTCCCACCGCAGACCGCATGGCGAATGCCGCCTGCGTTCTCAGCGCATGGTTCCATTCGTGTGCTACTGCAAAATCTATCTTTTCATACTCCCGGCACAGATCGAACAGGTCATTATATGGCTCAATCTCAAGCGGACGGGCATGAATAGCTTTCTCAATGCTATCTTTCAGCTTTAGATAATTCATAGTCTACCTCCTTGCATAAAAACAGGGACTGCCTATAATAGACAGTCCCATTGGACAATTCCGTAACACTTTACGGATTACTTTATTTATACACACTCCCATGACGGGCGAACAATCCCGTACTTAACGGGAACGAGTTTTGGTGTTTGCTGCTTGAATATCTTGCACCCTATGTACAGCACAAGAGTCAACACCAGCATTGCAGCGTCAATAAGCGGGACAAAACCGCAGAGGATAAAGAACTTGCACAATAGCCAGCTTCCCTTGCACATGGTTATAAATATCTTTCGCATACCGTCTACGGCGTATATGAAGATAAACACAAGCAGGTCTACCATAGTTCTACCTCCTACTCCACTTCAAAAGACCCCTCAGGAACTTCCGTGTCTTGAGGAACCAGTACGATTTTATATCCAGCGATAGCAAGCATTTCATTTAGCTTCGTTACGCTGACATTCTTTTGTTTGAACCGTTCACTTAGCACATTACTCTTGATACCCAACTGGTCACAAATGTCTGTTGGTCTAAGATCACGGATTTTCATAATCTCCTTGTAAGCGTCCATCGTTTTCATAAGCTACCTCCTGTTTGACTCTATGCTACCACAGTTATATCTGAATGTCAAGATATATCTGAGGTCTTTTTTTTTGTTTTTGCGGGTTTTTGAGTAGGGCAAGTAGGGTATTTTCGATTTTTCCTATAAGTTCTCTTAGAAGAAGCCCTACTAAGAAAAGTTATGGGAATTTTTGAATTTACCCTACTAACCCTACTGAACTGGAACAGGATGAACCAAACTTTTTTATTTTTGCGGAACTTTCGACACTCACCCGCCCCGCCCGGAGGGGGTGCAAATCCCCCGCCCCCGGTGCAGCCGCCCGCCGTCCGGGGCGGTTGCGCTCTGCTGCTGATCGGCTCACGCTTTGAAAAAAATCTCAGAAATATCTGAAAAACCTCTTGACAACTCAGAAATATCTGATATACTATACTCAACAGCTCAGATAAATCTGAGTAGCGGAGAAGCCCGAAAACATCGGTTTTCAATGCTGAACCAATCAAGAAATCAAGCAGCCGGGCAGGTTGCACAAACAGCCCAGAAGGGCAGGAGGAAACGACAATGACAGTATTTGAAAAGATGATCGCAGAACTTGAAGCCCGCAAAGATCGCAGCGCATGGGATAAGGGTGTAACCCTTTACGCCGTGGAACTGGTGGAAGAACTCAGGGAGCGGGCAGAGTATGAAGGACGCAACCCGGAAGCCGGGAAAGAGTGCCGGGAATGGATGTTAAACGGGGCGCAAGACTGGGACGCTTATAGCTGGGGCGGTTCCTCTCTGATCTATAACGGGGACATTGCCGAACGCCTTTGCACCCCGTCCGAACTCAAGAAAACCCGCAACGGCGAACGCAGACCGAACAGCCGGGAAGAATGGTTAGACACTCAGGCAAGAGCGCTATTCCAGGCTTGTAACCGTGTAGCCCGCTTGTATCGCTCCATAGTGACGGAATAAGGAAGGAGGGGCAGACAATGAGAAAGTACACACAAAAGGAACTGCGCCAGCTTGTACGGTTGGGAGTTGCGGAGGATTACACCAACAAGCCCAGCGAATACGCCCAGACATTGAACAGGCTTGAAAAGGTGGGTTATAGTGTGGGCGTGTATGGCTTAAATGGTGGGTTAGTACAAGACCCGGAAACGGGTACATTGTACGCCATTATTGGACGCTGTACAAATCTGTTTATAGTGTTTTGACCCGTTGCGGCGGGTATAAATAGCCAGTTAAGCCGCAAGCGCCCCGGCATTATGCCGGGAGTCTGGAAACCCCAGAAAACAGAATGGAGGTATCACGCATGAAATACGATAATTGTAAAAACTGCGTTTCCCAGTGCGAACACGCCGGGAAAGATCGGGAATTTATTTGCAGGGGCGGGAAGTCCTGCAAAGTGACAGAGCATGAAAACGCCGTATATAACTATTTCAATACGGTTATTTCCAATAGTTGGACATGGCAGCGCCTGACCGATAACGAAAAAGAACGCTTTAAGACCTGCATAGACTTTAGCAGAATTAAAGGAACGGCACGGCAACGGGTGGAAGTGCTGAACATGGTATACGCTGCATTTTTGCAGGGTGTAGGCTATAAGCCCATAGGATGGAGAGAAACCAACCCGGAAGCCCCGCAGTTTTAACCCACAGCCCCGGAAACGGGGCTATTTCTTTAGGAGGTACAAACGATTGAAAAGAGAATGGACAACCCCACAAGGGCAATATTATAGCCTGTATGCGGATATGCTCAAACAGCCGCATTTACTCATAGCAGGCGCAACGGGCAGCGGTAAAAGCGTAGTTATAAATGGCATACTTTACACCGCCTTGTATAACAGTCCTGCCGCCGTGAAACTGATCTTAATTGACCCTAAACGGGTTGAATTGATCGACTATGCACAGCTTCCCCACGCGCTGAAATATGCCAGCGAACCGGGGGACATGGTGCAGGCGTTGGAACTGGCTATGACCATTACAGAACGCCGCTACAAGGCTATGCAAGCCCGCCACATAAAGAAATATAACGGCGGGGCGGTGTATGTTATCATTGACGAATTAGCCGACCTGATGACCACCAACCGCCGACAGGTGCAGCCGCTTTTACAACGCCTTGCACAGATTGGACGGGCGGCAAACGTCCATATTATAGCCGCAACACAATGTCCGCTTTCCGCTGTTATCCCTACCCCGATCAAAGTAAACTTTGATAGCCGGGTAGGACTCAGGACACGCAGCAAACAGGATAGCCGCAATATTTTAGGCGTGGGCGGGTGTGAACTGCTTCCCCGGTATGGTCAAGGCTACTACATGACCCCGGAGGGCTTGACCCTGTACAATATCCCCATGCAGACCCCGGAGGACTTGCAAACCCTCTTGACCTACTGGAAACACGCCAGACCCCGCACACGGCTATTTTAATGCCAGACAGCCCCGGACAGGTTCACAGCCTGCCGGGGCTTTTGTTATGTCTGTATGCCCTCAGAAGCCCCAGAGCGCCCGCAGGGGCGATTATACGCCATAGGCAAGGAAAGGACACACAGACGGGCAGAAACGCCTCCAGAGGGCAGCAGAGAAGCCCAGAGGGGCAGAGGACAACCGCAGACCGCCAGAGGACGCAAAGAAACCCCAGCAAAGCCGCCAAGCCTTGCCGGGGTTGTTCCGTTGGTTTGGTCGATCTCCGATCAGTCAGCGGGGCTTTCTGCGACCTTCTGAGGAATTTCAAGAACTTCGCTTTCTGTCCCTTCTGCGCTTTCTGGAAGTTCTGCAACGCCATAGGTTGCGTCAAGATACTTCTGTTTAAGCGCTTCTGCGTCCTTCTGCTCTCCAAGCGGGCTTGCGTTCGGAGTGAGGACAACTTCCTGCTGATCTTTCATGCCGTCATAGTTTTTCTGCCAAAAAATGCCCGTGACGGGGTTCACCTTGCCGTCCTCCATCAAACCTTCCCGGTACATTGCACAAAATTGACGAACTTTTTTGATAAAGTCGGTTCGGGCAGGGTTCCCTAAATTACGGTTTTCCCATTCCCATGCCGTACCCTTATCAATACCAATAGCAGCATACGCCGCCTGATTGCCTATCTTCATATCCCATTCCGCACACAGCTTCAAATAATGCTCAAAGCGTCTTTCCATTTCTGCCACATCGTTATGATCTAACGGCTCAGTCGGAAGAATAGCCTGCATGAACATGATACGCCGTGTGTTATAACCAACCTCTAACGGCGGGTTATGATCTTGAATGATAGGGGATTTGTCAGACGGCTTACTCCCTGCCGCCGCTTTCTGTCTGGGCTTCGTGTCCTTCGCCCCTACTGTTCTTGCCATTCTGCTTTACCTCCTTCTGTCCCTTCTGGGCTTTCTGCTTCTTCTGGGAAACTTCCTTTTCCTTCTGTTCCGCTTCACTACGTTTCGCTTCACGTTGCTCCCTTGCCCATCTTTCAACATAGCTTTCCATTTCTTTCTGCTCCTTTCTGTGTTCCCAGTAGGGTAAGTAGGGTAAAATCGTTTTTTCCCATAACTTTTTATAGATACGCGCGTACTAAGAGAAGTTATAGCAAAATTGAAAAATACCCTACTAACCCTACTGAGTTGTAATCAAATTTTGAAAAAGTTTCTGCAAATAACACTACTTACCCTACTCAGCTTGCTTTAAGCCCAAGCCACGGAACACAGTCACGCCGCTGCTTACGCCCTTTTCTGCGTACCATTCCGGGTGTGCGGTTACTTCTGCGTTGAACTTCTTCATGCTGCATACATAGTAGCCGTTGCTCTTGCACCAGATTTTATAGGTGTCATAGAGGTTCTTTGCCCGTGTGCTTACATCATCGTTCCGCTCACACTTTTCTTCAAGGAACTGCAATACAAGATCGTTGTCCTTCTCATACTGCTTTACCACCGCTTTCATCGGCTCAGACATACGTAGACCGAAACGGCGATACTTGAAGTAGCCAGCCACAAGCCAAGTGAAGATACCCTTCATAGCGTCCTGACTCTCAAAGAAATCCTTCAAGCCCTTGTCCTGTTCTGCGTCCGTAAAGTGACGGTTGAACTCAATCACACGGACACGATCAGAAGCGAACAGGGATTTATCCTTGACGGCGGGCAGGTCATTACAGGACAGCCACATGGTAAACTGCGGCTTGAATGTGATAGCTTCCTGATACAGTTCACGGGCGGTAATATCCTCGCCACCTGTGTACTGTTTAATGGTAGCTTCGTCCAGCTTACCCGATGTATCAGACTCAGACATTGTAACCATACGCTTGCCCTTGAGTCTGGCAAGTACGGGGTTCGCTGCTTCTGCGTTTCTCTGACGGTCTGCCTTGCAAATCAGTTCCACCGGGGCAACCGTGGAGTAGTCACCAAGCAAGTGCTGAATAGCGTCAAGCAGCGTGGACTTTCCGTTTCTGGTAGTCTTACCGTGCAAGATGAACATACATTCTTCCTTGCCAGTGCCAAGGATGGAATAGCCCAAAGCCCGTTGCAGGTAGTCAGCCTTGTCCTTGTCGTTCTGGGTGACTTCTGCTATAAACTGCTCCCAACGTTCACAGCGTACATCCTGTAAACTGTATTCAAAGTTGGTCTGCATGGTCAAGAAGTCATCCCACTTATGTTCACGGAACGTCATGCTTTCCAGATCATAAGTACCGTTCTGGCAGTTCACCAGATAGGGGTGAGTATCGAACATAGCGGCGGCGATTTTCATAGAGTCCGCAGCGTCCTTCATCAGACGATCACGGAAACGCCTGTCACCCATCTTACTGACAAAACTCATGTACTCCTTCCGCTTGTCATCGTCTGTGATCTCACCGCAGTACAGCGCCATCAGACGGACAAACTCTTTGATCTTCGCAGATACCAGTAGAGAACCTACATCTTTTGTCCACTTGCCGCCGTCATACGTGTACCAAGATTTTGCTTCCGGGCAGAAGCGGGTGTCCTTGTTGTAGCACTCGCTGAATAGGTCAGCCATACCAGCTTCATCCCATGAATAGCCCGTAGAGTTATCCTGATACTGAGTTTCTGGGTGATGATCTTTGATGTAGTACAGCTTTTCACTGATCTCCACAGATGTTACATAACGTCCATTGGAGAGTTGAAACAATTCATCAGCCATCTTATTTCCTCCCTTCTTACAAATTTCTATCCAGATTGCGGTGGATAGCTTCCAGCCGCTTTCTGCTCAAACGGGGTTGCGTGAGAACTTCATGCAGGGCGTTCATGGTATCTACCAGCATTGCCCGGTAGCCGTCAGCGATTTTCTCATAGTTATCACCGTCATCATAGCTACCATTCAGTTCTGCAAGAATTTCTTCGTAAAGTTCTTCGCAGTCCCGACCAAGGTTTTCACGGATGATCTTCTGCAATGTATCAGCTTCGGTTTCCCCGGCAAAGATATATTCCGTAGAACCATTCTCAAGATAGAGTGTACGTGCCATAGTTCTCACCCCCTATTCCTGAGCATGAGGGCGGTGTACAACAGACACGCTCCAAGCCATTGCAGACTGGTAGCATGATTGCCCTTGCCGACAATGTTGACAATCAAACTTCCCAATGCGCCTACTACCATAAGCGCCGGGAACAATATCTTCAAAACATTCATTTCTGTTACCTCCTGTATCTGGTTACGCTGTCACAGATCGTTTGCAGTTCCCGGTCATGGAGCGGGGGCTTGCAAGCCTGCTCATTGACAATTTGCAGTTCCCGGTAAATCTGCTGCTTCGTATATCCCGTGTTGTGCATAGCCCCCGCAAGGGAAGTCAGCGATAGGTTTCTGCCGCCTGATATGATTTCCGGGTAGTCCGGGCGAATAAATACCTTTGTCCCTTCTGGCTTGCGGAATACAGGCTGATATATTCTTCTCACCATCTGAGTCTGATTTCCTGTCCGTTCTACCTCTGGGAAGTATTTTTGCACCACATAGTCAATGGCTTTCTGGTTCTCTACAATTTCAGAGAAGATCAATACCCTCCCGGTCATAATAAAGAACCGTCTTGCCTTATAAATCTCTACGCCTTTCAGGTTATTTCTGCCTGAGAACGGGAGATTGCCACGCAGCAGAATGTGAACGCCACGCCCACTTTTGGATTTTTCAGTGTAGGACTGGCAGGCTTTCATAATATCTGCACAGATTGGAGTCATTAAACCATCCTCAAATCCCACGTCAATATCAATTCCTACCAGTCCTGTATCTGCAAACACAAAACCAACGTGGTCATACACGCCGTTCTCTACCGCCGCCTGTGCCTGATCGAAACTTCCCCAAGTATCAGGGGCGGTAGAGGAAGCGGCTTTTCGCTCAAAGGATTTCATCGGGATTTTGGAAGTGTCCCAAGCACAGACCCACTGATTAAGTTTCTTTAATTCTTCTGGTATTTTGGTATAGTCCATCATCCCGGTACACTCCTTATTCTGTAATCAATTCGCTGTATGGCAGACTTTCAATCCATCCGCAGAAGGTGTGCCATTCCGTCAGCTTGTGGTTTCGGCGGGCATGATAGATGTTCTTGAGTACCGCATAGTTAAGCTGCACAGTGCGCTTCTGGTTATAACTGGTGGGCAAAAGCTGTATCATCTGCCACCAGTAAGTTTTATCCTTTGTATCAAGGAAGCAGTGGCGGGCTTCATTCAGTGCCATCAGCACACCTTCAAATGCGGCGTAGTACATCGGGTCACAGTTCGTAGTACCTTTGACAATCTGTTCAATGCTGAAATCATCAAAGGTGAACTCTTTTGCGGCGATCTTGTGCATAGTGGAACAGGAATTAGCAACGGTTCCTACCTTGTAGGTATCGTATTCCTTCCACCAGTACAGCGGGGCGGTCACGTCTGCGGTCACGGTAATCATCCGCAGATACTTACCGTGATCGGTTCCTGCTGCTCCCAGCGTTTTCATCAGTTTCAAGTCATTTTCTCCCAGATAGAACCTATCTCCGTGGCAGTTAGGAGTGTGCTTGTGAATACAGTTAAAACACCCGCCACCCGGCGCAGCGGGACTCCAACACGGTTCACTGTCAGACTTGTCCCAAGAGTTCTTAGGATTTCTCATACCCCGGATAGCTGCTTCCCAGCCGTAGGTTACAGTTTCTTCAATCTTAATCACAGGTCACACCATCCCTTCTGCGAATACGCATATAGTTCTTATACTCAATTCCCTGCATTTCTGCGGCTTTGTGCAGGGCTTTCTTCTTCGTAGTGTATCGGCGGGTAAGAGGGGTCTTTTCCTCTCCCACACGGCACACGTAATACTGACTACTGCCTTTTTCCTTAGACACAGTGTATTCCAGTACCATTTTAGCTGCTTCCTCCTTAATTCTCTGCATGAGATAGTCAGCGTCCAGCGTTGTCATACTTTCGTAGTAGGAAGAACGGAAGAACTTCTCTATCTCATTGATGTTGCAATTACTTCGGGGGGGGACAAAACCTGCCAGCAGTTCAAAGTAGTCGATTGCGGCACGTTCAATAATTGCGTTGGTCAGTGCGGTGTAATCCCAGTCCATCACATAGATTTCCTTTCCGCAATTTCAGCCATCTTTGCAGCGTTCAGCCGGGTGTCCCCATGTACCCTGCTGTAAGAAAGATAGCCGTTCATACGGTCAATCTTCGTGAGGTTGGTGCTTCCACACACCGGGCAAACATCCATTTCAAGCTGCTGGTGTCCGCAGTCATCACAGTAGGCAAGAGAGAGGTTCACACCCTCATAAAAGCCCTTCTTCATGGCTCTGCGAACCAGAGTTCTTACAGCGTCAATGTTGTAGCCGATGGGGTATCTCACGTACTGGATTTTCCCGCCGTTCAGCAAATCCCAGAAACGTCCCTCCAAGTCCTGCTTCTGAATGGGAGTGATATTCTCTGTAACGTGGCAGTGGAAAGAATTGCTCACATAAGGACGATCAGAAACGTTTTCGATAATCCCGTATTTCTTTCGGAACTG